CATAAGCATCGCGTGGGAGCCCTCAGCATGCATGATATCATCATCCATACAGGTCAAACAAAACTGCATGTTGCCTGTATGCCAGCCCGCTATACGGGCATCAACGTTCCTGTTACCCACGGGCTTGCTCCTTGTCTAGCCTGTCTAACAGGCCATCCATCATTTCATCTTCAGCTTTGCTGAACGCTTGCTTGTCCAGTTCAAGGTACTCTACCAGCAACTTGGTGTAGTCAGAGAGCGTCATGCTTGCTGTGAGAAGGGCTGCCTTTTGGGGGCCTTCTCTTACGTAGGCAAGCATGAAATGCGGGCTACTGACAAACTCCGCTGCCTTCTCAGCAAGGTTGTCCATGGCGGGTTCCAGGAAGGCCAAAAGGTCTTCTATGGTGTTCATGTTGTGCTACTCCCTTCCTATTTTGATGTATTTCCAGCCCTTACAGGCTAGGATGCTGTTCGCCGTGGCGATGGCATCTTGCATGTCGTTGCACCATTCTAAAATGCCTTCTATCATGTTGTGCCAGACTTCCATGCTGCCTGCCACGTACCAGATGCGTTCTTGCTTAGGTAAGCTCCTAAAGCAATACTCAGGTCGTTCTTGCATGGGGGAGCTCCTTTTTGAAGCCCCTGATGTTGTAGTTCTCATCACGGAGCGGGAAATAGACCTTGATGGTTTTCTTTACCATGTTGACAACATAGAGGTATTCTATGTCTTCATGGATGCATGTGGTGGGCTCAAACTGGCTTGCCTTCCAGCCGTATACGTTGATATCGTCACCTATTGGTTCGTCCCCGCCTTCCTTTTCCATGAGGATGAGCCACCCTATGGACTGACTTGCGTTGTCCCTGATGCGGGTTCCGATCCAACTCACGAACTTCTTGAGCATGGGCATGATGTTGGAAGGGTATCCATCGCTGTGATGGTAGAGCACGAGGAAGCCTTTCAGGGTGCCCTTGCAGGCATCGAGTAGTTGCTCCTTTGTGGGATCGTTGACTTCATCTGTGAGAATAACGTTACAGCGAGTGGACATGTTAGGCTCCTTTCTTTCGTCGATCTTGCTCTAGGGTGACGATCATAAATTGCTCCTTTTGCATGTAGGGCAACTTGAAGGTAGCTTGTCGCCCCACATGAGAACAACCTCACTACCACATGCCCTGCAAACATATACCTTTGATAAGGTATCTATCTCGAACAAGGGGCCTTCTTCAGGGGAGCACAAAGAACATAGGCCATCTTTTATGTCCCCCACGTCAACTTCATGACCACACCTTTCGCATGCTTGCACGTTGTGATGTTTGCTCATGGTTTGGGCTCCCTTCTAGCAAACATGCCGATCTTTACTTGGAACTGCCCAAACTCTATCACGGCGTAGCCAAAGCCTGGTTGGAGCACGTTCAAGAACTGCTCTATTGTGAGGGCTGCTTCGTACTCGCTACCAAAGCCGCTGCTATCTACCATGTAGGCACCAAAGCCATGGTTGTCGCCTTCATACACGCCGTGGCCTGCAGGGGGTCTTATACGCTTCCAGCCTTTAGGACAACGGTCCCCTAAGGTGGGTATGAGGTGCTTGATGTACTTGGTGTCTGTCTTTATGGCTTCGATGTCGTATGCTGAGAGCACGCAGGGGACTGTGCCTGCTCGCATGCTAGAACGTGCTGCTGATTTGGCTATGTGCTGTATTGTATCTGCTGTCATCATAGTTCTAACCTCCTTACTCAGTTATGAGACCTGCATCTAACAGGGCTTGGGCTGTTCTGCCATACGAGCCTTGCAGGGTCCAAGCTAGACCGGTGTCTACTAGGTGCTGGAACAAGGCTATGGCTTGTTCGTCATCCAAGCTACCCTGCTCGAAGTCTATTATGGCTCCTATGCAGTCATAAGGTTCTTGCATGTTGGGCTCCTTACTTGACTGCTTTGATAAGGCCATCTTGCATGGTTACGGTTGCGTACCACTTGCGCCTGTAGGGGCCTGGCCCTACCACGTTAAAGGTGCCTTCTGCCTTGTACTCAGGGCCAAAGAAGGAGGTTTCCTCATATTTGAGGGCTTTGCCTATGCCTGCCTTGAGGTCCTTCTTGGTCTCATAATGTGCTGCGAGCATATTGTGCTCCTTGTGAGAACATTAGAACGACTTGCTAAGCGACCGCTTAGAAAGGCCTAGTGTGGGGACATTGCCTCCTTAAAGCCACCTGATTATAGTCCAACAAGCGAGAACGATGCCGAACAGGAATATAGCTATGCCAAGGACTTCTGCTAGGTAGACCCAGAAGCACAGGATTCTGCGCTCAGTAACTGAGCATATAGCTATGCCTAGGACTATTGCGAGTAGGGCTACTAGCATGTTAAGCCTCGTCCCTTTCATCATAGGGGTCCATGCAGTCTTGGAACGTTGTGTAGCTATATTCATCTTGCCAACCACGAATGGTGGTGAAGGTGTGTTGGTTGGTGTAGCCATGCTCATGCGGGGTAGTCTCAATGACTTCCTTCATTATTTCCATGTCTATGATGGCTTGAAAGTCACCTTCATGTGTTTCGACATAGCCGCTCACCATGCAATCGTCTACGTCTATTTGAAAGGGACCTTTGCCTGCTACATGGGTGCGCTCTGTTGCTGCTATGCCGCCCATCCAGAGCTTCCCTAACAGGCTCACGTGGTAGAGGGTTTTGGTAGCCATGTTCTTGCCTCCTTCTAGTACTCGAGGGTGTAGAGAATCTCATCGTCTCCTATGCGGGAGACGTAAACAGAGACTGCGCTCCTGTTGTAGAGCGTCTCTGCATAGTCAATTGCATGTTCTAACGTGTCGAACATGTGCATGCTGCCGTTGCTGGTGTTGACCACGAAGGGGTAGTCTTTCATCTCTCTTCCTCCTCGCATGCTTGCATGCGGGCATGCTAGCTTCCGTAACCGAGACCAAAGTCAAATGGCTTGCTCCTTACTCCTTGCTATTTGCTGAACAGATCATAGCCCCAAATGAGGCCTATGAGGATTGCTACGATGATGATGATGACCATAGGACTAAGCTCCTTTCTGATATGAGGGCTAGCAAGTAGCTGGACTTGTATGCCTGCTTACTTGCTAGCTTGTAATGCAAAAAGGCGCAAAGCCCATGCCTTGCGCCTCTCTTGCCAGTGTGCCCGCTTACTTCACAGGCACAAGGTACACGCGGCCTTCGAACTTGAGTGTGTAGCCATTGCCCTTGCCTATGACCACGCCACGGGTGAAGCGCGTAGCTCCTGACTGCCAGAGGGTGAAGTTGCCGTACTCGGACGCTTTCATGTCAGCGCGCGGCTCCGTGGTGATGCCCGGGATCGTGACTGTAAGCTTGCCCGCGTCGAATTCGTACTTGGCCTCTGTCAGCGCTTTAAGCTCAGCTGTGCGCCTTGCAAGCTCTGCCTGTAGTTCTGCGATGCTCATGGTGTCGCTCATGTGGGTACTCCTTGGGGCCTGTTGGCCTGTTGTGCCGTCAGCGCTTTTGCCTACTGGCCTGTTTGCCGATCGGCAGCCAACATGCTGCAATCGCCATGCCAAAACCGTTGTCCACAAGTTGTCAACAAGGTGTTTTGACTTGGGAGCAGTTTTGGTGGGGCTGTGGATAACCTGTGGACAGCTTGTGGATAACTTGTGCAAAACGTGGTGGGTTTTGGAGATTTTGGAACATTTAGGGCTGTTTTGGGGGTTTTTAGCTTTACTTTTAATTGTGCGTTGACTTGTGCATAACTTGTGCATGATTAAATGTTATGCACAAGCTATTCACATGCTTGCATGGATAGCATAACGTTCCCTCTTGGGCCAATATGATACGCTACTGGAGATATTGGACATTCTAGTGGGTCATGTGGATTTACTGGAGAGAATGGAGCTCTTGGGGGCGGTGGGTGGAGGTTTTGGACCTGCTTGACGTTTTGCTGTTTTTGGTGTTCCTGGGGATAGTGTTCTTATTATATATAATATAGATATTATAGAATATAGAGAATATAGAGATTTCCCGCGAAGGGGTGCCACGTTTTGTGGCTGTATGAAAAAGTGCACAAACTTTTTTCACTTTTCCCCTACTGGCACATTCATACCCTATAATGTCCATAATCTATAAAACGGCCAAAAACTGCTATATTTCTACGCTCTCCATTATGGATTATAGGTTTTCGGCGTGTTTGCAGTTTTGACTTGGCACAGTTCTTGCAAGCAAAACAGTGCAGCTACTGGACGCTTTGCTATTCTTGCAAGTCAATTGCATGCTAGCTTGGGATGTCCATTCTGTCCAGCATGTGCAAGAACAGCAGAACGTCCATTTTCTCCAACATGCCTGCTAGCTTGGGAGGGGCCAATGCGAAGATGGCCCCCCTTCGCTGTAGATAGTCCCAGACAAATTCGCGCCAAAAATCCCTTTTGGTAACAAAGTGCTTGACAAATGAGCACCCAAAGGTTAAAGTAGGGCATATGGATACTGAGAACCCCCAAACAGGCCAGATCGAGGGCAAAACACCCCAAAGTCAGCAAGCGAGCCAGCTCGACGTAGCTAGCGAGATCATAGCCAGAAGGTTGCTGCCACTCGCGTTGGAGGTCTACGAAGACCTCATGGTGCACGGCAAGAGCGAAAAAGTCCGGCTAGACGCTGCCAACGCAGTGTCAGAGCTACGTGGCTTGAGGAGCAAGAGCGTGACTAGCTTGGGTCTGACCTTCAACATGCCCCCTGAGTACTTGAGCAAGGCCTTGAAAGGCCTCAGCAAGCTCAAACTAGACCCCCAAGAGGAGGTGCTGGACCTTGAGAACAACGGAAATGACCAAAATCTGCCCCCAGACCTCAGGTAGCGGGCCAGGAGGCCCCACGAAAGTCCCCCCTGAGGCCTCGCCAAACCCTCAGGAGCCCTCAGAAGGCCTTTTGACGTATTTGCACCCCCTCGAGGGCCAACAAATGACCGGAAAGGGCCTCCTGCAGCGAGGGACCCCCCCAAAATGATCCCCTCACGTGCGCAGGAGAGCACCAGAACGCTCCCAAGGGTAGAAATCGTCCCCCACCCCAATGCTCCCCTGTTCACAAGCACCTCTGCACCGATCTTGCTGCAGCACTTAGCCCAAGAAGCTTCATCTGGGACCATGAAAATGACCCCCGAGCTGAAAGAACTCCTACGAGAAGCCGGTTACGTTAGTCTTTGGTTCTTCTTGAAGTACATAGCAGGCTACAGCGGGCCTTTTGACTTGCTCAACGATGACCTGCATGTGGAGATGTGTAACTTTAGGCAAGATCTGCTGAAGCCGGGCTCTAGAGGTGCTTTGTTCCTGCCACGGGGCCATTACAAGTCAACTATCATTACAGAAGGGGCTACAGGGTGGGAGTTGCTTAGATCACCCTGGCTGCGTGTTAGGATCACGAATGCTATTGCTGACAAAGCCCAAGACTTCCTCAAAACAGTCAAAGCCATGTTCGAGACCAATGATCTCATAAGGGAACTGTACCCTGAATACGTGCCACAACGTAGCCAGGAAGCCTGGAACGACACAGTTCTAACTTTGCATCGTTCTGTGAGAGGCAAGACCTACCGTGAGGGTAGCGTCGAATACGGCGGCGTGGGAGGTGCCTCAGAAGGTCATCATTATGACTTACACGTGGTAGACGACATGATAGGCCTTGCTAGCTTGAACTCTACTAGGTCCTCTAACGCTACTATGATGTCTACGGAGAACTGGTTCTGGTCCAGTGAAAAGCCACTGCTTGTAAGCATGCGTAACAGCAGGGTAATCGTTGTGGGGACCCGCTACGCTGTCGATGACGTGTACGACAGCATCATAAAGAAAGCCTTTCGTCAGGTAGGGTACCCCTTGCAGAGTTTTGAACCCGTTGAAGGCAGTTGGGAGATCTACTACCGCAAAGGCATAGAAGACGGCAACATTATCTTCCCTGAGGAGTTCACCAAGGAAGCCTACGATGAGCTAGCTAAGAACGACTGGTGGACCTATGTAACGCAGTACTTGAATGACCCCAGAGAAGCAGGTCTAGCAGAGCTTACTAGCTATGCTTGTAAGGCTGCTGAAATGGACTATTCTGAAGCCGACAACGAGTGGTTCTTGCTGATTGCGGGGGAAACTATACCTTTGAGCACCTGCGATGTCATCATGGCTGTAGATCCTGCTGCAACAGAACGCTATGTCTCAAGCAAGACTTCCAGGAGCGTGGTTTTGGTGCTAGCTACGACACCGAAGGACCAAAAGGTAATCATTGCTCTAAACGCTGGCTATGTGCCGCCTACTACCATGTTTGATTGGATGTTTCAGAACGCTCGCAAGTGGGGCTTGTACTTAAGGTCTACCTTCTTGGAAAGCAACGCGGGCTTTAAGGTGTTGGCACCTATTTTGCTGAAGGAGGAAAGAACAGAAGGGGTAAGCTTGCATTTGAGGCCTTTTGCCTCTGCGGGGGACAAGGATGCCCGCATAAGGTCTGTCCTGCAGCCGGAACTCAACAAAAACCTCATACACAGCCTTGATGCGTATAAACACCTTGTAAACGAAGAGCTTTCTAGCTTTCCTCAGAGCCGCAAGAAAGACATAGTTGACTGTCTCAGCATTGCGGTGTCTAACCGTATAAGGCCTGAAAGCGTGGAAGAACATGAACTGCGTTTGAAGTCCAAAAAGAAGTTCGCTCATAGAACTTCCAATATCACAGGTTACTAGAGGAGGTGCTGACATGAAGATCAAAGTAAAGGTCAAGATGGGCGCTGTTGAGATGGACATGAGCCTTGCTGAGGTGAAAGAACTGCAAAAGGTCCTCGAGGACATCATAGGACCTTGGAAGGACATTACAAAGCAGATGGATGACTTGCAGAGCAAGTGGATACCAGAACCCACCGACAACTGGGTCCCTACTGTGGTGTGGAGCACTACCGAGAGCGCTTGCAATATGGAGATCACCCATGTCTAGTCAGATCAAGTTGAAACTCAAGGTTGAGGTAAAAGATCAAGAACCTGTAGAGATAGAGCTCTCCTTGGAGGACGCAAAAGGCCTTTATGAGGCCTTAAAGGTACTTGTAGGCGAAAAGGACCCTTGCTACATATCCTATGTCCCTTATACCCCTCCAATTGTCTATCCTCAACCTTGGGTGCCTCCCTACACGACTCCCTACAGACCTTGGCAGCCTTATTGGCTCTCAAACACTACGCAGGTGACTTTGGAGTACTCATATGAGTGACCAAACGCAAAATCCCCTCATAGCACTTGAAACTGAGACCGGGAACGTCATCAGCAGTGAGGAAGACCGTAAGAAGATCGTAGACTACCTTACTACTGAGATCACTGAGGTGTTCGGTGGGAAAGAACGCCAGCAAATGGAGCAAGACTGGCAAAAGTGGCGCCGACAAAGAGAAGCACGACCAGAACAACGCAGCAAGTCGTTCCCTTGGGAGAACGCGAGCAATGCTGCGGTGCCTATGGCTATGAGCAACACACAGGGGATATTTGCGTTACTGAAGTCTAGCATAGGGGCCAAAAAACCTATGTGGGCCGTGACTAGCTTGGATAAAGCTGATGCTGCTTCTGCAGAAGGTCTAGGGGCGCTTCTAAGTGCTTTGGCTGAAAGTAAATACCATCTGAACGTGAGGGGGGCCAACAATACTATCCTGTACGAGGTTGCCTCACTAGGAACGCAGTTTGTAAAGGTACCTTGGGTTGTAGATCGTTGGTACTTCAAGAGGGCCTCAGGGGGCGGGGCTGTTGAGGCTATTGAGAAGATCTCCAAAGACTGCCCTGTGATAGTACCCATAGCTATTGAGGACTTTGGTACGAGGGTGAACTGGCCAGATATTCAAAGGGCACCTTGGATAGCTGAACGTAGCTGGTTGTTTGAGCACGAGCTTCAGCAACGGGCTGCACAAGGGATCTACTTTGCTGATAGTGTTGAGAAGGTCCTTGCTAGAACTGCTGATGAGATACCGGAAGCAAAACTTGCTACCATGGAACGCATGGGGTTAGATCCAGGTGAGACTGGTAGTTATGCTATCTTTGAATGTCATCTGTTCTGGGATGTTGATGGTGATGGGGTTCCTGAAGACATAAAGGTCTGGCTAGATGTTCTCACTGGGGAGATCCTAAGATCAGAATACAACGACCTCGGGGTGAGGAACATTGTGAGGATACCCTATGTGAACCGCCCAGGACAGCTTTACGGCATAGGCGTGGGTTGGATGGTAGAGCACCTGCAGGATGAGATCGATGCTCTGCACAACATGAGAATTGATGGCACCATGCTGTCCATGCTGCAGATGTACGTGACTCGTAGGGGTGGACCTGTGGCACCCAATGAGGAGTTCAGGCCCCTCAAGAACATCCAGGTAGACAACCCCAGGGAAGACTTCTTGCCTGTGAAGTTCCCTGATATTGGTTATGGAACCATACAGGCTGAAATGATGGCAAAAGAATACGCTGACCGTGTTACAGGTGCTGCTGATGCTATGATGGGCTATGAGAGTAGGGCCACAAGTGCTAGAACGACTGCTGCGGGAACAATGTTCCTTGCACAGCAGGGCTCTAAGATGTTTGCTGCCATCAAGGAAGTTACAGAAGAGGCCTATAGCGAGATAGGGCAGTTAGTTACCTACCAACTTGTGCGCAACAAGGAACGTACCAAAGGCTTGCTAGGCTTGTTACCGTTAGACAAACAGGCTGTAGTGCAACAAGTGCTTGCTATGAACGTTGAGGATATACCTTCACGGTTCAGGTTTAGGGTCCAAACTGCTGATGTAGAACAAAGCGAGGAAGCAAAGAGACAGTCTAAACTGACCTTGGTGCAGCTTTACACCATGTACGGAAGGGAGATCTTCCAGATCGTGCCCATGATATACAACGAACAAGTGCCACCCCCCATTAAGGAAGTGGCCACGAAGTTCTTCATAGGGGCCACCAAACTTATGGAAGACATCTTCCAGAGCTTTGGTACTCGTGAGACTGATGACTACCTTCCCTACATACGTGACATCGAAATGATGGTGCAAGCTATTGAGGCCCAGAAAGACCTCAAGTTGCAAGGAGGTTCTAGTGGGAGAGCAATTTCGCAACCAGTGGCTTCTGGAGCCGTGGCAACGCAAGGCCCTGAGGGACCTTATGGAGGGGCCGCAGGCAACGCTGCTACAGGGCCTGATAGAACAAGCACTCAAGGGTCCCAAGTCCAAGGTGCAGAACTCTGATGACTTGAACGGAATGCTAAGGGCACAGGGTGAAATACGAGCTTATGAAGCCCTGTTGTTGACCTTGCGTGATATGTACGCTGATGTGAGGAAGGAGAAACCTAATGCCGGAACCGGAGATTAACTTCGAGGAAATAGACCCCACAGGTGACCTGGAAGTCCTGCTAGAGGGCGTGGATGAGATACCTGCCCCTGCTGCTGTGGAAGAGCCCGAAGACCTCAAGAACGCAAGTAGGGAGGACATTATTGCTAAAGTGAAGCAAGAACGCGAGGAGCTTGTTAGAGCTAAAGAAGCTGCAGGCAACCAGGCTGCTATAGCGCAAGCCTTAAAGGACATGAGGCAACCTCAGCAAGTAGTGAGGCAAGACATGCCCCAACAGGGACCTCAGGAAACTGAAGACGCCTTCAAGACACGCTTCAATGAACAGTTCTACAATGATCCCTATAACACTATGATGGAGTTTCAGAAGAAGAAACTTGCCCCTGAGGTGCAACGCATCATGGCTAGCAACATGCAGTTGTCCAGAAAGCTCGCTGCACTAGATCCTGACCGTAGGGAAACCTTCGTGCAGTACCAGGCTGAGATAGATGACTTCGTAGGACGGCTAGAACCTTCAGTAAAGCTCTACGACGCTGATGTGTACGTAAAGGCACATGATGCCGTCATAGCACGGCATGTCAACGAGATCATAGACCGTAAGGTACGGGAAGCTACTTCTAGCAAACCTGCTGCTGCTGCGGGGAAGCCTGGCTTCTCTGAAGGGGGAATGGCACCTAGACCCTCTGGGCCTCGTCAGACCATTGTGCTGTCACGCAAGGAACAAGACTGGGCCTTTGCAAGAGGAATGTCCAAAGAGAGCATGGCTGCGTATCTGATGCGTAATCCGGACAGGAGGATGAAATAATGAGCGATGCTAACACCGCGAACAAGCTTGAAGCCAAACAAGCAAAGGAAGAACTTGCTGTTCTCGAGGGTAAGCTTCCTGAAGCACCCAAGCAAACTAAGATTTCTATTGACAACACCCCCACGGAGGTGTTAGACTACGAAGTGAAAGGTTTCACTTTGTTCTTTGATGATGAACCCGGGCGGTTGTTAAACCTTTCTGATGAAGTTGTTGAGAAACTTTCATCGACCAACCGGACACGATACCTTGTGGCGTGTGGGGTCCATGCGCGCCTCAAGGAGGAACGAGAACATCCTGAGGTGAAAAGGACACCTGGACTTGAGATTTCACCTCGGCTCGCTTCTGCAACAAACAGGCTACTTGTGAGAAACAAGAAACCTGGCATGGCCTACTGCTGGAAGCGTAGCGATGAACTCCGGCAGGCAAGCTATGAGGGCTGGAAGGTTGCCATTGACCCCAATCTTGAAACCTTTGGTGGAGAGGTTGGCAGCACGAGACAAGTCAGTGCTGGAGGGCAGACCGAATTGGTCCTCATGGAGATCCCAGAAGAGACTTCCCTAGCTATGCAACGAGCAGCCGCTGAGAAGTCCGAAAAGAGAGCCAAGAACGTTGAGGCTAGCACCCAGGAAGACATCCGCCGTTCTGGTGGTATTCCTTACGTGCAAAAGCCTGGCGACAAGGTGAACTTCTCTTAGGAGGACTTATGGCTGTACCTACAATTTGGTTCATGCGGAGACTCGATGGGAGACCGCCTGAATTGCTCACGCTGACTGTGGGGGCTGTTGCTGTGAAGCAAGGGGACCCCTGCATGGTGGGGGCAACGCAGGATGTGGTCATTCCCATGACAGCCCGCGAAGATGTCGTTGTGGGGGTGGCAACCCATGATGCAATTGTTGGGGCTGAAGTCAACCTGATAAGGGTTGACGGTGCCACGGTATTTAGAATTGGGACAGGAACACATGTCTACACCGCTGCTACGTGCCAGTACGATCACTGCGACATGAATGACTTCACATCGGGAGCAATGCACGCAGAACCTTTGCTCGATGCAGCGAATCCAACGTTTCTCATGCTGGATCTCTATCCTGGATCTCCTGATGCCACGGCAGGGAGCCCGTTCCAGGGGATCTTCCTCAATCGTATGTTTGTCTAAAGGAGTTCTAACATGGCAAGGGGTTACGAATATCTAAGGCGTCTCGATGGGGGAGTGACAGAGCTTGTCACTATGACTGTTGGGGCCGTGGCGGTGAAGTACGGGGACGCGTGCAAGATTGGTGCCGCGCAGGATTTGGTTATCCCCATTACTACCGTCAAGGACAAGGTCGTGGGGGTTGCGACACACGATGCTGCCATAGGGGCTGAAGTGAGCATGGTGCGTGTTGACGGCGCGACGGTGTTCAAGGTCGCTACGGCTGTTGCTGCCTTCGTGCTTGCAACGTATCAGTACCTCAACGCGGACTCGGGATTTGTGTCAGGGGCGATGGTGTTTAACCCGGCTACGCTGACTACAACGGGGGACATCAAGATGCTGGATCTCGCAGAGAACAGCGCTGACAACGTGATAGGAAACCACGTGCAGGTGGTGTTCCTGAACCGTTACTTGGACTAAAGGAGCGATAGAACATGATTACCAACACAAAGGTCTTTGGGAAGCACCTCGATGGGGATATCTCTAGGATCTTCTTCGATGAGTATGCGAGCTCTGCTAGCGAGTTTGACAAGATTGCCAAGATCAGCAACGCGCCCGCAGGCAATCACCTCACAGAAGCGGAACTAACCCCGCTTGGGGCACTACTTGAGATCCCTGAAGGCACTGGGGTCAACTTCGATATGCCTACTGAAGGGCATGAGAAGACCATTTACTACACCAAGTACGGGCTAGGCTTTCAGATCACACAGGAAATGCTGAAGGACGACCTGCAGAGAAACTTCGAGAAAATGCCTGGCAAGCTGGCTAAGTCCGCTGCATACAAGCGCGAGACGGTGTTCTGGAACTTGTTCAATACCGGGTTCACTACTTCGACTGCTTGGGACGCTGTGGCGGTGTTTGCTACCAACCACGCAACGATGAAGTCTGCCACCACGATTGCCAACAAGCCTAGCACTGCTGGGAGCCTTTCTGAGACTACCTTGCAGGCTGGGTTTGAGTACTTTGACACGTTGGTTGATGAGGCAGGGATGCCTTTGGACTTCGATGGTCCCAAGGTGCTTGTGGTGCCGACGCAGTTGCGCTACACTGGCTATAAGCTGATGTCAACGTTAGGAAAGCTTGGCTCTGCGAACAACGACATCAACGTGATGGCGCCAGGGAACGACTATGTGAGCTATACCATGCATGTGAGCAGGTATCTTACCAGCGCTACTGCGTGGTTCTTGCTCTCACCCGCGCATGACTTCAGGTTCATCTGGAAGGACCAGGCAGCGTTGGAGTCCAGCGATGACTTCTACACTGGCAATGCTCTTTTCAAGACCACGATGAGGTTTGCTGTGGGGGTGTTCGACTACAAGGGTGCTTACGGCAACGCGGGGGCCTAAAGATGGCCGAGTACACGAGATACGGTCATCTGTCATCTGATCGCAAGACCGAGAAGGTCACGGTCTCCACCATCACGACTGCTGGGGACGTGACTCTTACGGCTGCGCAGCTTCTGGGGGGTCTCATCCTACGAGACCCCGCTGGGGCTGGAAGGGCAGACATCTGGCCCACTGCTGCGCTGATCCTTGCGGAGATCGACAACGTAGCCATAGGGGATTCGTTTGTATTCACCATCAAGAACACCGCTGATGCCAACGAAACCATCACCATGACCGACACAGCGAGTTCTACTTGCCTGGGGACAAAGACCATTGCACAGAACTACAGCAAGAGCTTCCTCGCAGTGGTGACGGCTGTAGCCACGCCCACAGTTGTGTTCTACAGCTTGGGGACTAAGGCCCACTAAGGAGGCTTGAATGGCTGGATTTACCAGGGTTGGGCATCTCTCGAGTGATAGGAGAACTTTCTATAGTTTGCCTGCGGCTGACGCAACGAACGGGGTTGTGACCTATAGCATTGCTCAGATGTTCCAGGGGATCATCCTCAGGAGCGGAGGTGCAGCGAGGTCTGATGTGACTCCAACTGCTGCGGCGCTGGTTGCTGCAATAGACAACTGCGCGGTTGGGGACAGCTGGGATCTGTACATACAGAACTACTTCGCAGGAGACGTTACGCTCACGGGTGGCACGAACGTCACGATTGTCGGAACAGCTACAATCGTGAATACGTACATCAAGCATTTCCTGTGCGTTGTAACAGCAGTAGGAGCAACCCCTACGGTCTCAATTTATAGCCTCGGAACGGCGTTGTACTAGGAGGCCTGAATGGGTAACTTTCAGGGCTTCAAAAGGCTCACAGGCAGGCATGTCTACGTGGATGGCTATAACGGCGTGGTAGGCAATGCTTACGAGGACCTGTGGGACTATAGCACTGTTTGGACTCCTATCGCAGCGACGGGGGTGAAGCTGGAAGTTTGTAGTTCTGATGCTGATGATGACGCTGCAGACACGGGTGCTATCACGTTGCGGGTTGGAGGCTTGGACATAGACTGCAAATGGCAGGAGGAAGACTTCACTCTCAATGGCCAGGCTGCTGTGGCAGGGGCTAAGACGTTCTATCGTGTGCTCGCAGCAGAAGTGCTCACTGCAGGAACAACGGGATCTAACGAAGGGGTACTCTATGTTGCTGATGCGCTGGCTACATGGGCAGGAGGTGGAACGCCTGTGGAACCTGCTCTTGTGCAAGCAACCATCCCCATAGGGAACAACCGCACGATGCTTGGACGCTTTACTGCGCCTGCAGGGCGTGCTTACTTCCTCAAGGACATTACCTTGGGGTGCAACACACAGGCTGTTGTGATGAAAGTAGAACTGCGTGAGTATGGGGATATTTGGAAGTGCATGGGGTACTATAGCCTTGCTGCAACTACAAATGCTATTCATATTCCCTTCAAGGAGAACTTCCTGGAAGTGCCCCCTAAAGCTGACTTCCGCTTCAACGTGACGTGCCCAGCTACGGGTGGGGTTGCTATGGGTATAGCACATTTGGAGATGGTGTAAGCATGCCGTTTCGCAGCGAGAAACAACGTAAGTTCATGTGGGCAAAGCATCCTAAGATTGCACGCAAATGGGCTCATAAGTACGGAAGCAAGGTTGTGAAAGCTAGCAAGAGAGCACGCAAGCATGGGTGAACAGCATGTTACCCTTACTGTCACCCCAGTGCTCCATAGGAGGTCAGTCATAAGTGCCACCCCCGTAAGCATGGTAGAGGCT